AAAATCCCCCGCTATTTAAAAAGATCATTGCCAGTAAATCGGTTAATGAAGAAGCGATGGAGATATACGCCCGTCAAAAGAAAACTCAACAGATGGAACGTGAATTACGCGAACTGTTAATGTTCCAGTTTGGAGAGAACGGCTATAAAGAACTTGTGGAGTTAAGGCGGTCTGTACAGGCGCAAAGGGAAAAAACAATTTACTTACAGGAGCGCAAGCGAAAAGCGTTTTTCTGGAATACAGTGCAAATATCAGGGATACTTGTATTAGGTTTTGCTATATACAAAGTATTTTCATTTATTTTAGGAGTGTCAGATGGCAACGGTTAAGGAAGCCCTTTTGAAGCTAGAGGCGCATGAACGTGAATGCGCTGTAAGAATGCAAGTAATTGATGAGCGATGCCAAGGCATAGAAAAGCGTCTGGATCAAGGCAGTGAGCGTTTTAAGAAAACCGAACTTATGCTTTGGGGTATCTACCCGTTGATTATTGGATTATTCCTAATAGAGAAAGGTGTCATATGAGTTTACTGGCTACACTCGCGCAACCTGTCGCGGGGCTTTTAGATAAGTTCATTGAAGATAAAGATCAAAAGAATGCTTTGGCGCATGAAATTGCTACATTAGCAGAAAAACAAGCGCATGAAAGTGTCATGGGTCAGATCGAAGTTAATAAAGCTGAAGCGGCACACAAGAGTTTATTTGTGGCAGGCTGGCGGCCAGCAATCGGCTGGGTCTGCGTACTGGGCATGGCGGGCAACTTTATCACAATACCTATTACCAACATGATCCTAGAATTGGCAGGATCAGACGTTACCGTTCCACTAATCCCAACAGCAGAAATGATGCCCGTTCTAATGGGTATGTTAGGGTTAGGAGCAATGCGTAGCGTAGAAAAGGTTAAAGGCGTACAGAGAGAAAACTAATGGCTAAATCACCTAAGAAAGATGAACCTAAAAACTACTTTAAGCCTAAAGAGTTAAAGTGCAAGCATACTGGCGAGGAAGGTTTTGACCTACTGTTTTTAGCCAAGCTAAATGCTATCAGAGAGGAGTGCGGATTTAGTTTTGCCCTATCTAGTGCTTACAGAAGCCCACAGCACCCCATAGAAGCCCGTAAAAACAAGCTAGGAGCGCATACAACAGGTAAGGCTGTGGATATATTGGCTAATGGAGAAAAGGCCTTAGAGATCATTAGGGTGGCTCAGAAGCATGGTATTAAGCGAATAGGCATACAGCAGAAAGGTGGCGGCAGATTTATCCACTTGGATGACTGTACTGAAGAAGATGGATTCCCTTCTCCTGCCATTTGGTCTTACTAGGTTCTACGTGGAACATAAAAAAGCCCCACCGAAGTAGGGCTGTTGATTTAGAAAATATTTAGGTCAGCCATTTCGCAAACTGAAAAAATATCCCTATTTAATGCCGTTCCAATTAGAACATTTTCTGCATCCTTTCTGGATTTGAACCGTTTTCGAAACATCCCCGCATCCTGTAATTCAGAGCGTAGTTGAGTCCTTTCGTGTTTTGTTAGTACCTTTCCGTTAAGTCGATATGGTTCAGATATTACGAAATACACATTTCCAACAATATGATTATTCATAGCGTTTTCCTTTGGTTAATTGATTTTTAAAGAACGTACCATTTCCTCAATGGCATAGCCATTATACCATAAATTAACATAAATGTATATACCTAGTTATATCAGGATGTTATAAAGACTGTATTCTTTATTACAAAATATAATAAACAAAAGTGTATACTTTATACATAAATGGTTATAGAATGTACCTACATTCAATAAATAAAGGTAATACGTTATGACTAAATTTAATAAAGAAGATTTTACTTGGGATGGTATGTACCTGATGTATGCGGGAACCTACGAAGGACAGCCTACTATGGATCAAGTTCACCCAGACTGCCATCCCTCTTGGGTTGGTAAGCCAAAACCTGCTTTTATCGCTAGATTCAAATACGGCTACAAGCCTTATAAAGCTTGGATTAACTTTTTATGCAAAACCACTGCTGTTGAAGATTATTTAGAATTATCGGCAGAATCAAGCCCTAAACAGGCTATGCAATACTTAGGCTACAAAGGCAAATAATTAAACCGCCCCCTTCGGGGGGCAATTAAGGGGAAATCAAAATGGCTAAATTAGTAATCAATACTCAGATAGAAGAAAACTACGGGGCGCACACTTGGGAAGGTGAGGGCAAATGTCCGCAATACTGGAAGTGCAAAGGCGGTAATACATACGTTATGGAAAACCTTTCTGATGCTTGCATTAAAAGAATCCTAGAGAACGGTATTCCTACCCTTGATGAAATCATCACTCAGCGCGATGACTACTGGGCAGAATATATTTTAGATTGGTCAGTACAGGATGATGACAAGGTGGTATGTGAAGAATGGGAGTCACCTTGTTTATTAGAGTTTACTGGCGGTAAGTGGATGTTTGAACATACAAATCACATGGGCAAAACCAATAAATTTGAACTAGGCACTACTTGCTAACAAATCTCCCCTGCAATCCTTGCCCCTTCGGGGGCTTTTTTGCAGATTAACCAATAAAGTAATTTACAAAAATGTTAATGTAATGTATGATGGTATTTCATTCGATAAAAGAGGCAATAAATATGGAAAATTGTAATGGTTGGACTAATCGCAATACTTGGTTAGTAAATTTATGGTTCGGTGATCTTATCAAAGATATGCTTGAGGAAGATTGCTGTGAAACGCCTGATAACCTACAGGCATTTATAATGGAGATTATTGACGAGGAGGTTGCAAAATGCTCATTTATGCTTAGGGATTTTCTTGATTTCGATGGCATAAATTGGGGTGAACTTTGGGAAAATATTTGTATGGATATATTTGAGGGGGAACAACTATGAATATTAATGATTTAAGTTATTACGAGCAGGGCGAATACGACTGTATACATGGTCACCCTGTTAGGGATGTAAAAAGTCCAGAGTATTACTGGGGGTACGCTGACCAGTATGCAAAGGAGCAATGTGAAACAGCAAAAAGTGAATTGACTTTAGGAGGTCTAAATGAGCTTATCTAAGCAAGTCTGGCAAACTTTATCTGCCATCGATGTGTCTCAGCATATAGAGAAAAAAGGCAACCTATCATATCTGTCGTGGGCGTGGGCTTACGGCACTATGATGGAGCATTATCCTGATCTGCACTATTCTTTTGAGATTGATAAATGCGAGGATACTGGCACTGTTGAAATTAGCTGTGTCGTTCATATCCATACGGGCAGTGAACAGGATCAGGTAATGATGCGGCATATGTGGTTGCCTGTTATGGATCACCGAAACAAGGCGATAGCTAACCCTGATAAATTTGCTATCAATTCTAGCAAGATGCGGTGCTTGGTTAAGTGCTTTGCAATGTTTGGATTAGGGCATTACATATATGCAGGAGAGGATATTAACCCTGTAGTTGCTAATGCGGTTATTACAGATGACCAAATCATTAATATCAAGAAACTTCTTGATGAAACTGAATCTGATATGGAAAAGTTTTGCGAATGGTTAAAAGTTAAGTCTGTTGATCAAATATTAGCCTCGCATTATGACCGCGCTGTTGCCGCGCTAAAGGCTAAAAGATGATTATCTTAGACCATGAGCAGGGATCGGAGGAATGGCTTGCCGCTAGACTGGGTAAGCCATCTGCTAGTAGCTTTTCCAAGTTAATAACACAAACTGGTAAGCCTTCTAGTTCTGCTGATGGGTATATTGATGAGTTAATTGCTGAACGTATAACAGGTAAATCCGAACCGCATCACGTTAATGAATGGATGCAAAGAGGTACTGAGTTGGAGCCAGAGGCAAGGGAATCCTACAAATTTATATCTGGTAATGATGTTATAGAAACTGGTTTTATTCTAGATACCAGTTGGGAATTTGGGTGTTCGCCCGATGGCCTTATATTGGATCAAGGAGGCTTGGAAATAAAATGCCCTGCCCCTAAAACAATGGTCAGTTACTTGCGTAACCCGCAGATCGGTGTCAAGAAATACTGGCAACAAATACAAGGTTGTATGTGGATAACCAAGCGGGATTGGTGGGATTTCTTTGCCTACCATCCTGAAATGCCGCACGTTCTTGTGCGGGTTGAACGCGATAATGATTATATCGCAAAACTAGCCATCGAAGTCCAACGGGCTGTGGCTGAAATTGTAAACCAAGTGGAGTTGTTAAAATGAGTGATTATGAACAGAAAGATAATAGCGGTGCTATCTTTAAAAATGACAAAAAGGAATCAGAGAATCACCCTGATTATAAGGGGCAAGCCAGAGTTGGTGGCGTTGATTACTGGGTAAGCGTTTGGGTTAATACCTCTGCAAAAGGCAATAAATATATGTCTACCAGTTTTACGCCTAAGGAACAGGCTCAATCTGATGGAATCCAACAGGCAAAGCAAGCAGTAACTGCTAATGAATTTGATGATGACATACCATTCTAGGGTAAAAAGCCCCCCTCGCGGGGGGCAAACCATAGGAGGTTGCGAGTCGGGGGAACCCGCCAAGTAAATATAACACAGGAAACTATAACGATGGAACTAATTCATACAGGCAAAAGGTTAAAAGAGTTGCAGATTGCGCTTAATGTTAGTTCTGCGGAATTAAGCCGCAAAACAGGTATATCACCGCAACAAATGATTAGACACAGGGATCAGGCAAACATGAAATTGCATACGATTCAGGTGATTTGTAAAGGTTTGGGTATAAAAACGGAATCCTTTATAACAAATGAATATAACTAGCCAAACATTAGTCATGTTAATGCTTTGCTAGTTGGATAATAATTACCATGTATTCGGGCTAGAGGCTGACGGAACCCTTAAATTAAACGTCAGAGCGTGGTTGACCCTCCAGTACATAGCCCCAAAGATAACTCGGTTGTTATCAATGGATAGGTTGGATATCCGATACGAATACAAATTAACCGCAGAGTTGCTTTAGCCCTTTGATCGTGAATTTACTATAATGTATAGTAAAAGGGTTAAATCATCTTTTAAAAATTAAACAATGTTTATACATTAAATTTATTAATTATTAGGTGAGGCTTGCCGAACCATAGGAGACTCAAATGAAAACAAGACTTCAGGAAATGAAAGAACAGGCTCAGGTATATGACAAAAAACACCCAGAGGTTTGGGAAAAGTTTTGTGAATATAGCTTTGATAGAATATCTAAGGGATACCGTAACTACTCTGTTAATGCAATATTTGAACGTATTCGTTGGGATTTATCTAATGTTGGTGCTGATGGCATTACTGCATTTAAAATTGGAAATAACTTTAGAGCATTTTATGCTCGCAGGTTTATGAAGATGTATCCAGAGCATGAAGGGTTTTTTAGAACAAGAATACAAAAAAGCGCGGCAATGCCTGCCACTGGGATGGATGCAACTCCATCAATGGTGAACTAAATGTTATTAGCAGGCAAAGAAAAAAAGGATTGGCAACCAGAGGATTCTGACATCATTGCATGGCAACGAGCATACCCTGCCATTAATGTCCATCAAGAATTGGCCGCAATGGAATCATGGTGTGATGCAAATCCAACTAGGCGCAAAACCGCCAAGGGTATAAAGCGATTTGTTAATTCGTGGTTAGCCAGAGCACAGGATAAGGGCGGTTCACCGCAGGCAAAGGCTAAATCGTTAAACACATCCATCCGTAATAAATCCATAGAAATGCAAATGACCGACATATCATGGTTAGATGGTGAAGATTACGAAATGATGAAGCAGTATTATATTCAGAAGCGCGGATTCTATTATGATGGAGGC